CACAAGCGGAACGTTTCAATTGGATAACGGCCTTGACCTGCGATCCAGGGAGTTCGGCACTAACTTGCCGCAAGCGATCTCACCTGGACCGAGGTCAGTGACCGCCACGTTCGGCTTGTACGAAATGGATGATGCGGCGACGCAGGGGCTGTATCAGGCGGCGAGGCAGCAGTCGCCAATCAGCGTCATGTTCCAGCTTGGGCAGCAAGCAGGCCATTTAGTAGGCGTTTACATGGCAGCCGTGGTGCCGGCGGTTCCGGAATTTGACGACGGCGATAACAGGCTGCAGTGGAAGTTTCAAGGATCCAGGGCACAGGGAACGGCGGATAACGAGATCGTCGTAGCGTTCGGTTAAGGGTTCACCGCAAGGCTGTCTTATGCAATACGAGAGTTACGAAAAAGTCGAAGCGAAGTTGGCGTCTGGCGTAAGCTACACGACTGTAAAGATGTCGTTCGGGCGACGTGTAGAGCTGTCTCGCAGGATCCGGGAGCTGGCGGCGCGGCGGGAGTTTTTGGAGGCTGGGGACAGCCCCGGTGACAAGATGGATGCGGCGCTGATAGCATCGGAGATCGATCGGATTTACTTGCTATGGGGGTTGAAGGATATCGCCGGACTCGAGTTAGACGGTCAGCCGGCAACCCCCGAGTCGCTGGCAGATAACGGACCAGAAGACTTATTCCGGGAAGCGCTGGCCGCAGTCAAGCACCAATGCGGCTTGTCGGAAGCAGAAAGAACAAACTGATTGTCGCACTCCATTTTCAGTTTTCCAACCAGGCCGGTTGGGAGTGCGGGGCATGCCGCAAGTCCGGTCTGGAGATGAAGCGCAGGTGCGGATGGATACCGGCGGCGCTAGATACACCGGTTCGGGTCGTCTGGGCAAACTCTCATGCCGCGACGAATGTTTGCCCTAAGGCGTTCATAACGGCAGAGAGTATGGCTTGGGTAGAAGAGTATCTGATCAGGCGGAAACTGGGGCAGAGGGGCATAGAGAGGCTAGGGGCTCGGGACGTGGAGGCTTTTCTTATTTTGGAACATCAACTCGGCAAGATAGAGGGTAGGGGTGGCGGGAACGGACAGACGGTGACCGGGTCGAGACAGGAACGAGGACGACGTGCCTAGTAGCTCATCTGACGCAATCCTCAACGCTTTCAATCAGGTGTCGGGGCGTCCAGAGACAGGCGTTGGCACCGCGAGCGGCGCGGGCGCACTGTTGCCCACAGGCAGCCAGGAACTGACTGACGCTCTCAGTCAAACCACGCAGGTGATCAACGCTCAGACGCAGGCTACCGGCGCCAATACTGACGCATTGGCTCAGAATTCACAGGCGCGAGGCTCAAGCGGTGGGGGCGCAAGTGAAGTGGCCGGAGCCCTCAATACTGCAAGCGGGTTATTAGGCGGCGGGCTTAGCCTGATGCCGTTAGTCTCGCTGTTTTCTGGCTTGTTTGGCGGCGGAGAGTCTCAACAACCAGCCCCGCTGACGCCGTACACACTGCCACCATCCTTGAACCTAGAATCCACTACAAACTACCAACCCGTGAGCTGGGGAGAGACCGGCCTTCCGCGTGCGGCGGGAGGCGCGGCACCGAGCGCGGCGCAGCAGATTACAGTGCAAGTGCAGGCCATGGATAGCCAATCATTTCTCGATCACAGCACGGACATTGCCCAAGCTGTGCGACAAGCAATGTTGAACATGAATTCCTTGAACGATCTGGTAACCAACCTGTAAGACATGTTTCCCACACTAAAGACGGGCGCGGTGATGCAGTACCCGGCAAAGCGGACGCTGCAGTTCAACACCGGCATTATTCGGTTCCTGGACGGCACCGAGCAGCGGTATCGTGACAGCCCTTCGGTGCTGCACACCTGGACGATTCAGCTCGATCTGTTGGACGAAGAGGAACTCGCTGCCCTGGACCAATTCTTCGTTACCAACCAGGGCAAATTCGGCAGTTTCTCTTTCACTGATCCCTGGGATGGCACAGTCTATCCTGACTGCAGCTTGAGTGCAGACTCGTTTTCGTTTCAGTTGCAAGAAGAAATGCGGGGCAGGACTACGCTGACAGTACGCGAGAACAGGACCTAAGATGATCTGGTTTCCGCAATTATCGTCAGGCGCGACAGGCCAGTTTCCGATCCAGAGAACACGGTTGGCCAGAACAGTGGTGAATCAAAGCGCGGAGGACTACGAGGTCAAGCTGGCAGATCCGGGTGCAGCAATTACCGAATGGCACCTGTCATTTCAGGAGTTAAGCGATCAGGAACTGGCGGCTCTGGAGGCTCTCTTTCAAGCGGTTGAGGGGAGCCTGACTCCGTTCACCTTCTTGGACCCGGCGGACAATCTGCTGGCCTGGAGTGAGGCACAGAACCAGGCGGCATGGCAAGCGGACCCACTTCTAACGCTGACTGGGGGGCTGGCGGACCCTTTAGGGGGCACGGGGGCGTATCAAGTCAGCAATCCGACCAGTGCTACCCTGACCTTACAGCAGTCGATCAGCGCGCCCCTGTCCCTGGATTACTGTCTCAGCCTATATGCGTGCAGCAGTCAGAGCACACGGGTTTGGCTGGTACGTGGATCACAAAGCGACGCGCGGACAATCAGCCCGCAGTGGACTCGCCTAACATCAGCGGGGACACTCACAGGTTCCGGCGATACAATCAGTTTCGGCATCGCCTTGGACCCAGGTACCACGCTGGATATTTTCGGTATGCAGGCAGAGGCACAGACTACGGCTTCTCCATACAAGAAGACGGCAGAAACGGGCGGCGTCTATTCCAATGCACGCTTTCGCGACGATACCCTGACGATTACCACCGTAGGTCCTGGCCGGCACTCATGCGAGTTGGACGTTATCAATGTCGAGCATTTATGATCTAAAAGAGCAGGCGGTCACGGACACTCCGTTGCTGCTGTTCAACTGCGTCTTGCAGAACGGCCAATCCGAATATTGGAGCACCCACCAAATAAGCTACGGGGGCAACACTTACGCGCCGCGCGTCATCAAGCACAACTTAATCGAAGTCCAGGCGGCATCCGATCAGGGAGTCGACGTCATACCACGTGTATCAGTGTCAATGGCGAATGCAGATTCATATTTCTCGGAGCTGGAGCGCTCGGTTGGGTGGAAAGGCGCGACCCTCACGGTGACGTTCCTCTTCTACGACCTTCTTACAAGCGCAGCCACATCCGATACCGCAGTGATATTTCAGGGCATCGTCAACTCCCCAGATCAGAGTACCGAGTCGCTGTTTCAATTATCCGCTATTAATCTGATGAACATGCAGCGAGTGTTGCTGCCTCCGGTACGTATTCAGCGGCGGTGTCCATGGTTATTTCCCGGTAACATCCAACAACGGCAGGATGCGGTCAGCGGTGGTAACAGCGGGCAATATTCGCTTTATTACCCCTGCGGATACTCGGCGGACCAAGCGGGCGGCGCCGGGACCATGGTGGGCGGCGTGCCCTACACGTCCTGCGGCTATACTCGGACCGACTGCGAGGCGCGGGGGATGTTCACTGGGCCGAAAAGGTTCGGCGGCCTCGAGTTCGTTCCGTCGTCCATTCAGGTGCGCGGTTATGGCACTGGTTGGCAATACGCGCCAGTGGACGACAACGTAGCGATCTACAACGATTTCGTGCCCTTGTTGTACGGCACGGCCTGGTATTATCCACCAATTGTCTTTAGCCGAAATGACGGGAATCTGACTCACATGGAAGTGTTGCTGGGGATGGGCCCAATCCAGGATGTGAGGATGGTCCTTGTGAACCAGATACAGATTCCGTTAGGGCAATCCGGGAAGAACATGACCTCGACCGGATGGTACAACGTAGTCAGTTTGGGAAGCCGGAACGGCGTTTTCAATCCTGATTGTGTAGACGCTTCCGGCAATCCAGCCGGCGATCCATACGGCAGCATGGCGTACCTGTCAGTCGTAGTGCCCAATCAAATTAATAATGGGCAGTCTCTGCCCACGGTACAAGTGCTGGCCGATGGGTTACAGGTGCCTATCTACGGATCGGATGGCAGCTATCAGAATACCGCGTTTACGGCCAACCCGGCATGGATCCTTTTAGACATTCTACGCCGCAGCGGATGGAGCATGGCAAATGTCGATATCGCGAGCTTCGCGGCGGCGTCGGCGTTTTGCGACCAGCAGATTCAGACCCAGGATTTGAGCGGCAATAGCATCATGATTCCCCGTTTCCAGTGCAATCTGTGTCTGCAACACAGGCGCAATGCCGGCGACCTGATTCGCGGTATAAGGAACGGCTCCAGACTGCTGTTTACGTATAGTACGAGCGGCCTATTGCAGCTACAGGTTGAAAACTCGATCGCGCTGCAGCAGCCCTCACAAGTGGCGTGGAGCAATAGCACGGAAACGCTTAACGGTGGATGGCCTTATTACGAATTCGAAGATGGCTCGACGAGCACAGCGAACATCTTGCGGAAGGCGAATGGGGAGCCTAGCGTAGTGGTGACTTCCCGGAGCATCGTGGACACGCCGAATCAGCTAACGGTCGAGTTTCAGGATGCCTTTAATTCGTATCAACAAGACAGCCTGCTGATGGTCGACGTCGACGATATCGATCTTACGGGTCAAGTGATTACGACGAGCTTGATGGCCCTAGGGATCCCGAATTACGACCAAGCGGCCCGCATTCTGGGATACACGCTGGACCGAGCTATCCAGGGCAACACCTATATCACGCTTGAGACCAGCGTGAAGGCGCTAGGTCTGCGGCCGGGCGATCTTATTACGGTAACGTACCTGAAGGAAGGATTTGAGAGACAGCCATTCCGCATTGTTAAGATAGCGCCAGGATCGAATTACAGGACTACAAAGATCACAGGCCAGATTCACCAGGATTCGTGGTATGAGGATACGAACGGGCAGATGCCGGGTAATACCGGCGCGCGGCCTCAGCCGGGTTCCGCGGTGGGCGTGCCACACCCGCTACTGGGGAACACGATCGACACGAATGGCGAGCCGCAATATCAGATCACGGAGAGTTCGGACAATGCCAGCGACGGCGGTGTAACCGAACAGCTCAGCGTGGGATTCTTGGTTCCGTCCAGCATACCGGCGGGCGGGCCAGGGGTGCCACTGGTTAGCCTGGCAGCCACGATTGATGCGGGCGGGATGCTCGCGGGCGGCGAGGTCCTGTATTATGCGCTAAGCGCCGTCGATTCGGCGGGCAATGAGAGCGTACAATCGTTCGTAGTACTCGCAAGCATACCGGCTGGATCGAACACCAACAGCGTGATTCTCAGAGGACTGAGTTTTGCCACGGGTACTGCGGGTTTCAATGTGTACCGGGGTGCGAACCCGCAACAGATGCGCCGCATCGCGTCCAACCAGGCGCCGGCTACCAGTTTCACAGATACTGGATTGCCTGCTCAGGCCTACGCACCACCGGATCCCAACTTTGATCACGCGAATTTCTATTGGCGTATGGAGTTACAGCCGGAATACCCGGCGACAATCGTGACGGCAAACACTGTCGGCAACGGCTCGGCAGAGATGGGCAATATCAATTATGCCGGCATGATTGTACGGATTATCAGTGGAACCGGCGCCGATCAGGAATACGCGATAGCCTCGAATACCGCGACGACTCTTACATTGACTCAGGCATGGGCGGTACAGCCGGATGCCACGAGTCACTTTGTAGTCGCGGAGGCGGCGTGGCATTTCGGAGCGTCGGCGAAGACCAGCCCCGTACAATTCGAGATACCGAACGAGACCGGGGTGACACTACACATCCAGGGTAGAGGGGCGAACGCGAGCAATCTGGAAGGGCCGCCGCTGCTCTGCACCCTAACCCAGTGGGTGATCGGCGGGGGGGGGACAGCCGATTTGGCTCCGCCGCCAGCGCCACTGTTTGGCCTGGGCCCTGCGGTCGGGCCGGGCGGCATAGTGTTATTGAGCGCGGTATCTTTTTCGGACTTTACGAACACTCATTCTGTTACGGCCGGCACATTGACCGTATATTACTGGAATGAGCTGACCGAAAAGTCACCGTACTCCGTGGCCTCGACAATGGGGGCAACCGACACAGTACTGAACCTTTCGCCGGCTGGAAGCGCTACGGCGGGGTCGTTTGTACAGATCGATCAGGAAGTCATCCAGGTACAGGCCGTTCAAAACGGAGGACTGCAGTACCAGGTCGGGCGCGGCATGCATGGCACTAGCGCGGCGACGCACCAAGCACAGGTTCCGGTGTACCAGTTATCGAGCCAGGTAGCCGTGGTTCCGTTTGCCCCGGAGTTCTTCGGTAGCCCCCTCAGCGGCGCGTGGGCATATCCTGTACCTCTGCCGGACACGCGAATTGCGAGCGCCGAGTTGTTTGTCACAAACTCCAAGGGGAACGGCCCAGCGGGCTCGATGAATTTGACGGCAACGATCGACAGTGGGCTGCGCACCCTGTCAGGCGGACAGTATTCTATCCAAGTGAGCGGGTTCCTGGCGGTGGATAGTACGCCGGCGCCAGTGCTAGTGGTCGAGGCGGCACATGCAGTGCGTGATATGTATGCCGTGGTTGGACAGCAGCCCGTGGGCGGTTCCGTTCAACTCAATATAATTCGGAACGGAACGATATACTGCAGTCTGATAATTGCGGACGGCACAGTAATCTCCGAACGCGTCAACGGCTTCGGGATGCCGCTGGCGGAGGAAGATCAGCTTAGTCTGTCGATCACGGGCGTTGGACCAACCAGTCCAGGCTCCGACCTTACTGTCATTTTGCGGTTGTGACCACTCATCACCTATTGGGGGATCTACAGCATGTCTTTGACCCAACAACTGGCAAGTGCTACGGTGACGGCAGAGGCCGGCACGGTTACCGCTCTGTTGAATAGCGGTCGTATCCGGATTTATGACGGCGTTCAGCCGGCTAACGCGGACACCGCCCTCTCCAATAACAATCTGTTGGCGGAGTTACGGTTTGCCAATCCAGCGTTCGCGGCTCCGGTGAACGGTGTGGCGACGGCCAATGCGATAGCCAGCGTAACAGCCGTTGCCAGCGGGACAGCGAGCTGGTTCCGGGTCCTGCAGTCCGACGGCGCTTCCGCAGTGATGGACGGGAGCGTGGGCACCGCCAGCTGCAACATTAACCTGAATAGTGTGGTGATTCAATCCGGCGCAACTGTAAGCATCAGCAGCTTCGTTTTCACCGCCAGTAAGAGATAATCATGGATATCTCCGGTACCGTGTCTGTGACGCCTGCAGCGAGTGTTCCGATGGGGGTATCGCTGGAACTGCGCGGCGCCGGCAGCGCGATACAAAAGCTCACTCCTAGTGGAGACTTGGAGTGTTATTACTTCATACCGTCGGCCATCGCGGCTCTCAGTCAAACCAGTCCTAACGGTTTTACGCTTTCCGGATGTTGGCGCCAGCAATTCGACTGGGCTGTGGTTGAATGGAATCGGGATAACGTGTTCGAGCATCCTGTGTTCCGAAATTTGCCCGACGGAGACCTCAGCGGCTTGCAACTTTCCTATCAAGAGACGCGCAGCAACACGATACCCCTGGATTCCAACCTCTATGCCACGGTAGACTGGCCGTATTTACGGGTGTGGGCCGATCCAGGGGATGGCACTGGCGAGCATGTCTACTTTATTCCACTAACCAATCATGCGGTACCGGCCAGCGGGAGTTACACGCCGGCCTCCGCTACGTTCGAGCTGCAGGGCACTGCCACGACTGGAGACTACATCGAATTAGCATGGGACCAGGAGCATTACACCTACCAGCTCTATGGCATTGACACGATGGATTCCGCGTTGACTGCGCTGGCCGCTAGCATTACCCAGTATTCGCCTACCATGCAAGCAGCCATAAATGGCGCCCATATTACACTTACACTAAAAGACACCACTACAGGTGCAAACGGCAACCGCATCGGTGTGTACGGAAACGTATTCGGGGCCAAGACGGAAACCTGGCAACCGCAGTGGCAATTGCTGAGCGGCGGGACGTCGCCCAGCGAATGGCAGGTGAGCCTGAATTGTGCGTCTATTCAAGGGCACCAGGACACGGAAACGGGGCTGATGGCTAACGTCCCGATGAACGCCACGCGCAAGTTGCGCTGGACATGGGCCGCGGATCTGCAAACAGGTAATTTTGCCCGCAGCGAGTTTGTAGTCACAGTCTCGAATTGGACGGTGACCGGCGCCAACCGCGGCTACGAGGTCGCTGGGCCGGGGAGCTGGCGAGTAGAGGATGACGATCCTTCACTGCAGTACACCGGCTCATGGACGCCATCGGTCGGTAATTATTCGGGCGGATCGATTTCTTATGCCACGGCGACAGGCGCCAGTGTGAGTCACACGTATCAGGCGCCAGTTACCCATACTCTATACCTGGGCACGCGCGAGGCCTCCGGGTGCGCTCAGATTTCGATACAAGTAGACGAGAACCCCGTGCAGAGCGTGAACCTCACACTAAATGGTGAAGACGTTCTGATGCGATTGAGCTTGGGTGTATTACCTGGCGGGGTCGAACACTCGGTAACTATCACGCACAATGGGCCGGACGGATCATATTTCTATTTCGACTTTCTGGAGATAGCGTTACCCACAACTCAGATACCAGTTTTCCTGGCGGACCCACAAACCACTCTGGCGACCGACTGGGACACTCTGCACTCCCAAGCGCTGGCGCCGGAAAGGACGGCCTGGCTCATTCAAGCGCTAGGTTTTACCGGCCGTTCGAATCACTACGCAGGCGCGCTTTGGTTCTACGAACTTTACCAGCCGGGGCAGCAGTATGCTACCGCAACGGTTACTTTTTCGGGCATCTCCACATTCGGAAACACGACCAACGTCCTTCTCGGGCCAACTACGCTAACGCATCTGAATCTGATCGGCGACACGCCGGCGAGCCTGGCTATGGCGTTTGCGCTGCTGATCAACGAGGGCTCGACGGAAGTATGGGCGCAAGCGAATGGCGGTGTGCTTAC